ACCACAGGATTTGAAAGAGTTTATTCTTGCATTGGCAGAGGAAGCCGCACGTTCTGGGAGTGCACCAGCAATGATTGCAGCAGCCAATACATTACAAAAAGAGATTGACCGATTCGAACGAACAAATCCACCGAAAGCAGAACCGCCTAAACCGCGTCCACGTATTCCAGTGGAAGTCGAAATCGAAACTGTGCAGTGTCCGCACTGTCATAAAACTTTTGAAGTATAACCAAATAACAAAAAGGACTAAAAATGGCTAAAAATTATGCAATCGGCAGACATTTATCGACCTGGTGGAACGAGGGTCAAGATGGCAAACAAGGGTATCGTAACGTCGTTATCAGACGCAGATACAAAGACAAGACAGGTGCAGACGCAGAGGAAAAGATTACTTTGTTTGTATCTGAATTTTTGGAATTATGTGCTGAAATGGAAGCAATGAAAAACAAAATCTTATTGCTGCCACGCGAAATCGTTAAAAAAGAGGACAACACCCCAGAACCAAATATGCAGGTTGTGGACGTGAACGACCTAGATACCATTCCATTCTAAACCTATAAGAAAGGAAAGGAAATGCCAATTACAAACGTTTTATCAGTCAATGATATTATGGCGGACTGTCCAGAGAAATTGCTGCGGTATGTGCCTTGGCTATTGAATGGGCTTGAAGCACGTAAAAAAGCACGTGCACGCGGTGTTGACCCAGATAATATGCCACCGTTGCCTATACTGGCAATCAAAGGTTGGCGTTTTTCTGGGAAGTCCCAATTTGGCGTTCGATTTCAAGTGGGTGCGATTCTTGATGGTTGGGCAACGTCTGGTATGATTGCCGCAATTACGTCCGATGGTGCAAAAGATACAATGCAGTTGTTGGACAAGGTTTTAGAGGAAGCCGAGGAACCGACACAGTTCCAACGTCAATCAGACCACCCGATTCGTATTTTATCGCAAGGCGAACCTATTTATATCGAATACCTGAATAAAGTTGATTCCAAAGCACGTCAAACGTCCGCTGATATGCTTATGATTGAGGAATTGGAAAAGTGGAACGAAACCGCAGGTAAAGCGTCGTTATTGACAATGATTCGACACTTTGACTGTATTATCGCATTATCAAATGATTTTCCACGCTGGGTTAAAAAACTATTCGAATCGTTTGGTGCTGTGTTTATCGAAGTTACATATATGGACAATAAGAAATTGGAAAAGTCCATCAAAGACGGTTTGGAACGTCAACGTATTGAGGACCCCGACGGTTGGGCACGCGACGTCGCGTATTTACCAACAGGCGGTTCGAATCGTGTCTTTTCAGAACGTGCCATCGCAAACGCATTCGCACCAAAGAATCCAAAGTTCCAACGCAAAACGTCTATTCTTGCAATCGACGTTGGTGCTGGTGGTCCTGATAATTCTGTTATTATTCGGTGTGATTTTGATGGTTATGCTATCGAAGCCGAGATATTGACAGACGAATCCATAGATTCCGTCGCTTTGTGTCGCAGGGTAAGTGATTATCGTGTGTCCCAACGTTGCGACGAGGAAGTATGGGATTCACAGGGTGTCGGACTTGGAATAATGCCACAGCGTGCACCGCGTGAAATGTGGGCAACGTCAGGTATCGTTCCGTTCGGTGGTGCAGCAGTTGATAAATCAGCGTATTTCAACGCCAGGGCAGAAGCAATGGTGCTAACAGCCAATGGTCTTATGAAAGGAAATATCAAACTGATTGGACTAACTGAAACACAGAAAGCCCAATTTGAAGCCGAATGTCGTGCCCATACTATCAAACCAAGCGAACTTGCACGCACAAATACGCACGCAATACAGTTAGATAGTAAGGAAATTGTCAAAAAACGCCTTGGCGGTATGTCGCCAAATATTCTTGACGCTTTGTCAATGGGGGTGTGGCGACTCTTGACATACACGATTCACAATGATAACATATTACCGACGAACAATTTTTATGGTTCGTCTGGTGCAGACGATACGGGAGTGCCTGGATTATGAATGAAAAAGAACTAGAACACATACTTTATTTATATTACTTTGTTTTTAGCACGCCAGAAGCAAAGGAATTGCTGGATTTCTGGGTTGACGACATATTGCAAACCTCGCATTTTCAGCCACAGATTGACCCCAACAATATAAAAACCATACGCGATATGGGGGTCCTTGAATTTATTCAAGGAATAAAAAATCGCGTCAACGAGTTCATAGAGAAAGGAGTAAAAAATGGACCTACAAAACAATCAACCGACCAACCAGGTATCAACACCAGCGAACACGCCAGCGGAACCGATACAGGGCAACCAACCCTCTAACGTTATCGTTGATGGCGGTCAAGGTGGTGCAGCCACTATTGACTTATCTGTGTATTTCAAAGATGGGGAACCAGGCGTTTATGACCCAGAAAAGATTACCGCACTTGTAAAAGAACGCGATAACAAAGCGAAATCTGCGTCATACTTTCAATCGCAGTTTATGCAAAAGAACGAAGTGCCACAATCCATCGACGGTTATGCAGAACACTTTAAGCCAGATTCCACATACGAAAAGTTTATGGAAAATGACTTGGTTAAATCAAAAATCAAAGAAATTCGCGAATGGGGTTTGAAAAACAATATCGGACCAACCGCTGTAAATTCATTCTGCGATATGGTTTTAAGAGGAATGGTTGCAGACGGAACATTGGATTCACGCACACCAGAACAAATCCAAGAGGAAGTTCAAAAAGCGACAGCAGCTGCACAGGAACAATTAAAACCGTTCTTGGAAACAGTCCATCGTTCGTTTGAGGACCAAACAAACCTGATAAATAAGTTCTTTGACACACCATCGGTCTTTACAAACGACCCAGAAGTCAAGGCACTTTTACAACAGGCAGCAAACGAATCGCCAGTTGCATACAAAGCAATTTCATATTTGATTGACGCAATCGAATTTGGTGGTTATAAAGCATTACCAACCCAGGGCGAATCTTTGGGAATTGGTGCTGCGGAGTTCTGGGCTAAATATAACGCAGAACAGGACCCAGTAAAACGCGACGCTATGTTGAGTGAATTTGAAAAAACGAACCCAGGTAAATAAGAAAGGAGGACCTTATGGCTAAAAACTGGTTTATTGAAGCCAATAAATCCCAAGACCCAGAAGTCAAGGATTTGTTAAAACAGTATAACAAATTGGACGCAAACGCGGACGATTATGCAGAAAAGAAAGCCGAATTGGTTGCGACCATCAAAGCAAAATTGGAAAGTTCTGTTGAACCTGAAACACCAGAAGTCAAAGCAGAAATGGACAAGGTTGCAGACGAAGTGGCTGCTGCTGAAAATGCTAATACTGATTCTATCGACGCTGAATTGGACAGCAAGGACGAACAAGACACCCCAGAATCTAGCGAAAATGCAGAAAATGCAAAAATCGAGGATTCTGCGGATTCTGAACCTGAATTAGGCGAAATGCCAGAGGGCTTTTATTACACTGAAACAGACGCAGCCAAAGCAAAATCTATTGACGAAATTGTGGAAATGAAAAAAGCGTGCCGCGAGGAAATTGCACGTCTTGAAAAAACACGTCTGAAACACGCAACATACAAACAAAATCGTGAATTGGACAGCCAGATTTGGAAAGTTCGTCGTATTATGGGTATTGCTTTCAAACGTGAAGTTGCCTTAAAAGAACGTGCACGTCGTATCAGAAACGCAGGTCGTGTATCTAGTATTGCGTTAAAGCGTGCCAGATTCGTAAAACTTATGCGTCAAGGTATTTCTATCACAAACATAACAAACCACCCAGAGGGTGTAAAAAAAGAGGAATTGGTGGACGTTTTAGACGAAGCGACCATCGAAGCGTGCAAAAAAAATAATTCACGCTTTCCTGCTATGTGGTTGAGATGGAAAGAAAAATTTATTGACAAGAAAGACGATAATAAGTAATAATCGTGTTGTAATAGCGTGGCGGTGTAGTAGTTGCATATTCGGCTCATAACCGAAAGGTCGTTGGTGCAAATCCAATCCACGCAACCAACATTACGGGTCGCCTATCATTGAGGTATCTCGGATTCCGCCAGTAATCCGCCCAAAACTGGCATATTTTGAAAGGAGGATTGTCAATGCCTATGAACCCGAATTTTTTATGCTGCATAGGTGCTGAATTAAAAAATAGCACACAACAAACAACACGTATGTCCCAGGTTTATTTTTATCGTGCGTTCGAGGAGGAAACAGTTGCTGATATGTTGCAACCTGGATTTTTTGACGCAGCAATGGGTATCGTTCGCAAAGACGATTTGCTTTTGTTATACGACCCAAAAGACCAATCTGCACGTTGGACATATTGCAGGGTATCAAATGTTGACCGCAGTGGCGTTGAAATATCTTTGATGGGTATAAATGCAAAAGACGTTTTGGTGGAAATTTCAGGCGAGGACCCAATTACATTACAAAGTTTAATTGACAATACAATAATGCCAGCCATTGAAAACATTGGCGATACAATAATGCAAGCCATTGAAAACATTGGCGATATGGATTTACCTGTTATAACAGAGGGTGGAACAGCACCAACAAATTTATCAGAAGCAATCAGACAGATTGTAACACAAAATTTGACATTGTCCGAGGATTCCGTGGAACCACAAAGCGGTCAATTTAGTTTGTGGGGTGCAATTAAAAAAGCCCTTGGAAATGCAAAAAATTTCTTTTCAAGTATATCAGATTTAGATACGCGTTTGAATGCTTTGGAGGGACAAGGTGGACCTGTGGGTTCTTATGATTTTGGCAAATCGTTCCCGAATATTTTAGACGCGACAGATACACAGTTGGTCGCAGGTGTTATGGTTGATAATATCTGGGCTGGACATACACCGATTGTTTGGACAACACCAATCGCAAATTCAACATTTACTGATGGCGATGGTGTGGACAGAACGGTTGGCGAAATCTTTAATGGAACCTGGATTATAAATTCATACGATGGAACACGTATTGTTTTGACAAATACACCAAATACAACACCGCCAATCTTTTCATATCAAAACGTTGGTGTTTATTCTGTTGGATTTGCAAATACAACAATGGCTGGCGTTGTGCGTGTTGGCACTGGTTCTGATATGACAGTGAACCAAAACACAGGCGATATTTCGATTGACGACACCAAAGGTTATTCGATATTCCATCGTTTGATTTCATTATTTACCAGTGCAGAAAAAACACAGATTCGTTCTGATTTGAACGCTGCAAGTCGTGATATGGACTATTTATCGGCAACAGGTCAAAATATTGCAAATTGGTCGTCTAATGTATCAAATTGCATAACCGAAATTCCGCAAGATATAAAACTGGAATTATACGATGGAATATTGACACTTAAAGCAGGGTCAAAGTTATATGTGCCAAATGGTGCAGGTGTATTTGATGAAGTGGTTATTGAAAATGATTTAACGCATACTGTCACAGGAAATGATATTAGATTTGTTTATTATGACAAAACAAATAATTATTTGAGAAGTGCGTTAGTATCTAATGCATCAAGTGGAACAAGTTCAAGTTCAACAGGATTGTTTTATAATACAGGAACAAATATAATTGACTATTTAGATAGTGGTGTTGGTCGCGGATATAATGCAAGTTTTCCGTTAGCAATTATAAGTGTCAATACAACGTCAATCACTTCCATAGACCAAGTATTTAATGGATTTGGTTATATTGGTTCAACAGTATTTGCATTACCAGGGGTTAAAGGGTTGGTACCTAACGGCAGAAACGCAGATGGAAGTTTGAAAAGTGTTGCATTTACAACAGACCACGTGTTAACAGTCACACTTCATCCACAAACTTATTCTGCTTACTTTGGTCTAACAGACGAGGGGCTTGATGGTGCTGGAATAGCAGAGTTTTTATATGACGAAAAACTAAATCTTATTCGCTTAATCGGTGGAGGTGCTATATGGAGTGCCTGTATATGTGCCTTTGGTAAAGTTGTTTCTGGCAAAATCACAGAGTTTACACCAAAGACAGTATTCCACGCACTTGATTACAACGACACAGAATATATTGCACATCAAGCAATGCCAAGTAATAGATATGTTGATATTACTGCACCAGCACACGGAAACTCTATGACCGCACCTGCTGATGGGTGGTTCGTAGTTCGTGGCTATGCCAGTAGCGGGGCTTATGTTTGGTTGCGCAATGAAAATAACGGTTTAGCACAGACAGCACCAACAGGCAGTTCAGGTTCAATATCATATTGCTCGCTGCGAGTAAAAAAAGGTGATGTTATACAAGTCGGATATTATGGTGGGACTTTAACTATGTGTCGTTTTATCTATGCCAACGGCGCACAATAAAGGAGTAAAAAATGTTCAAAGCAATAAAAGATAATAAAATCATAGCAATATCAGATACCGACAATGAATTTTATTGCTTGGTAAAAGACGAAGTTGTTGAGGACACAGAACACACAGTCGACGATTACGACCAATACAATGGCGAATATCTGTTGAAATCTGAAATCCCTGCACCATCGCACGAGGAACAATCAAAAAAACGTGAAGCGGCATATATTGCAGAAACAGACCCAATTCAAACACATATTGACCGTTTGAAAGATGGGGAACAAACACCAGAAATAATTGCTGAAATCGAAGCATTGCGTGCAGAACGCGACGAAAAAATCGACGCAATTAAAGTAAGATACCCATACGCAGAATAAGAATATTTGAAAAACAACCGCTAACAAAGGAGGTCAAAATGCCTTGCGGAAAAAAGAAAGGTGGTAAAAAATAATAATTGACAATTCGTAACTGAAATGTTATTATTGTTTTTGAATCACGAAGTATAAAACACCTGGGCGATAGTTCGGGTGTTTGTTTTTTTTATACCAAAATAATTTGTCAACACTATATATAGGTATATACAAGAAAATCGGTCAAAAAAAGTGGCGGATTTCTCACATTCGACATACGTGTCGTTCTAACGGTAGTATTTTATAAAAAAATTCTTGACATTTTTTAATCTTTTATGTGATTATAATAATGACCAGTGCGACGGACAATCGAGAGAACCCGTCAAACAACACTGACAACAGCCCAAACTTTAAGAATAACCATTAAAACAAAAGGACAAAAAATGGACCCAGTAACAACAGGGTTGTTAAATATAACCCACTTTGTGGCAGAAGTTCAACGTTTATTGCTGAACTCCACACACGGTTTGCGTAACGTTGTCAATAACAAGGGTATCGTTGTCGGAAACGAAATCAGATTCCCATTGGTTGACATTGACGGCGAAGCACAACCAATCAACGACGGTGCAGACACCGTTCCAACCGACTTGTATGCAGATACAGCAGTTGCAAGTATCACGTTATTTGAAGCAGCGACAAAATTGAATCGCACTGTTATCAATGCGACCAATTCCGCAGCCCCATTACGTGCACAAGCAGCGGCAAAAGTCGTTCACTTTATGGAAAACCGCTTTACACGTTCAATCTTGGACGCTTTAATGCAATATGACGATACGAATATGGAAGTTGGCGACAATCAAACACCATTTACGGTCGATACATTGCACGAAGTCGGTTTGTTAGCGGGTAAAAATAACTGGGGCGAAAATGACCGCTACCTGTTATTGCCTCGTGAAGCAGAATACACATTGAAACAAGACCAAAAATTCTATGAAATCTGGTCTATTTACAACGGTGGAAATGCGGTAAATGGCTTCACAAAACCGAACGATATGGACGACAGTATTCGTTGGATTCCATACAACGGCTTTATGGTTGCATTTATGAACACCAAAGACGCTAACAATGCAGTTGGTTTGCCAGTTGCTGCGGACGGTGCTTTGATGGGCTTTGCATTCAAGGGCTCTCGTGTTGGCTTTGGTATGAACCAAGAAATGGAAACTCGTATATTCGAGGACAAGACCAAACAAGGTAACCCAATTATCTTTAAGACAAATGGTTCTTGCGGTGCTTCAATTATCGACACTCGTGGCGTAATTGGTATCAAAATGGACCCATCTGTTGCCTAACAGATAATGTATAACTCGTTCCCAGGGAAACCTGGGGACATAACTAAAAAGGATTTACTATGGCATACACAGTAAAAAATTTATGTTGCTTTGGCGGTCAGGTCGAATCTGGCAATCCGAAATTGTGGAAATACACAGTGCCAACTGGCGATACAGTAACCACAGCAGGTTATTTTGACCCTAAATGTGGTTTGGTCGCTGGCGATATTGTGTTGGCTATCTCAACAGCATTGGAATTTTTGGTTATTTCCGAAGCCGATGGTGTTTTGACGGCAACAGCAATCAAATTGGCGTCAGACAACATACCGTCCTAATAGAACGATTACCCTGCCCTCTTTTCTTTTGAGGGTTGGGCAATCGGTTGAAAAGGGAGGTATAAATGCCAACAGAATATATCGCAGTTGGAATTTCGATTGTTACCATTTTAATATCAGTGGGTATTTCATACGGGATTATGAAAGCCAAAATGAATTATATGGAACAGAAACTCGAAAAACACGATAAGGACCACGATTTGCTGGTCGAAGTCAATACCAAGGTTGATATGTTGTTAGAACGGAGTAAGGAATGACAAACAAAAAACCTGAATTTTGGTATTCAATGTTACGCGACGACGATGGCGATTTTTGCCTGTGTCGTTTTTTGCTTTTATTGTCCCCTGTATTTGGTTTGGCGACTATGTGCGTATATTGTTATTTCTTTAAGAACGCAGCCACAGAAACGAATATGTGGGACGCAATTATTGCTTGCTCTGGAATGTTAGGACCAGTAATAACATTCTGTGTAATGCGAATTTATGAAAGTCGGGAATGGATTGCAGAACAGGCGAAAAAATGGAAAAAATAGTTATAGCAGATGTTTATTCTTGGATTTTTATAACAGAACAAAAGGTGTCAATATGATAAAAACGCCAGTAAAAAAACAATTTTTGAAAACTTGGTGCATTGGAAATTTTTACAATTACCAAATATTCGAAGTTGACGCTGGTGGGGAAAAATGGCTTGAAGCCACGCCAATTACCAAGGGCGTAACCCGTTGTGCCGAAAACGAACAAGTTTTACGCATTTTGTTAGAAAACGACGCTATAAATCTAAATAAATTTTGGGCAAAGGTGCGATAAAATGACTGGACTTGATATAGTTAAAAAATTCGAGGGGTGCAGATTGAAAGCATACCCAGACCCTGCCACTGGCGGCAAACCTTGGACGATTGGTTGGGGTTCGACACGTAATGCCCAGGGTGGCGAGTTCAAACGTGGCGATATAATAACGCAAGCGATGGCAGATGGATTACTTATTCGGGACTTTAACGCTTGCAAAGACGAATTAAAAAAAGATAAAAATTTATCGAAATTATCAGAAAATGCGATTGACGCTTTAACGTCGTTATGTTATAACATTGGCATAGGGGCATTCAAGCGTTCAAAGTGTTATAAAGCGATTGTTGCGAACGACCTTGAAACCGTCTGCAAAGAGTGGGATTGGTTCAAAGCAAACGGTAAATTTATGAAAGGTTTAGCAAGACGTCGCATAGCAGAATTGGGAGTGTTTTTAGAAAATGTATAAAATCATAATTGCAATTTTATCAGTGTTTATCTTGGCTGGGTGCGGTGCAAAATCGCCAACACAGTCAATCGTTGATTCTGGCGTGGCACAAATCGAACGGTCCCAGGCAATAATTAAAAACACAGAAACATTGGTCCAATGCAAAGAGAACGCAGATAATTCATTACAGACCGCCAAGGAATCTTTGGTTGCCGCTGGCGAATCTTGCAAAGCCGAAGTATCAAAACTTGAATCAGATTTGATTCGTTGGAAAAGTTATTTCTGTTTGCTGGTCGCTGGAATTGGTGTATCAATATATTTTTTAATAATAAAAAAATTACGCAAAGGAATAATATAAAAAAACAAAGGAGTAAAAAATGGGAGTTTTCGGACACGGTGGACTACTATCAAAAGCAGCACACGGCACAAAAAAAGCAGGTAAAACTGTTATTGATGCTGGTAAAGCCGCGTTGTTAAATACAACACACGGCGTTGGTAATATGCTTGAAGCAGGGTATAATTTGGCTACTGGGGACCTTAAAGGTGCACAAAAAGATTTTGCAAAAGCAACTGGACAATTAACAGAGGGTTTTTTGGCTAGCGAAACGTTAGTGAATCCAGGTGCGATGGCATTAAATATGGCTTCTGGTGGTGGTGTTAATAAAGTAAATGCAATAGGTGGTGAACTGAGTTCTATGGCTGTTAATTATGCCACAGGTAATTTCAATGCAGGAAGTCAAAACCTTGAAAATATAACTGGTTGGGACATTGATAATTCTATCGCAGAAGATAGAGAACGCGCAGCACAAGCAGCGTATCAAGCAGAAGTTGACGCAGCGAATGCGGCAGCAGAACGTAATCGTCGTGCAAACTTGTTATCTTTGCGTAAATCATTGACACCATCTTTAAGTCGTTCGTCCCAAGGCGGTGCGGCTGCGTCTAGTATGACAAAATCACAAGGTGGTATCATTTTAGGGTAATTGGAGGTCGTTATGTTGAACCAAACACAATTATCACACATTCGCGGACTAGCCACCACGTCAAAGCAGGCGTGGAACAGCGAATATTTTGAAGCGATGGCTTATACACAGCCAGAACGCAACGAAATATGGCGTGTCAAAGGTGGATTCCCTGGTAATCTGAAACAGATACCATTATTCACAACGGCTGGAAAGGTTGGTGTGGACGTATTCGTTGCACGTGTCCAAAACAAATTGACGCCGTATGAAAAACCATATTTTTCATTCAAGCCAAAGGACAGTTTTGTATCTGAATATGAAGCAGAATTACGCGATTTATGCACACAGATTTCACAACGCGTCAATGAACGTAAAAACGAATTGCGTTTGGACGATACTTTGAATGAAGCATATTATGACCTTGCGGCAGGAACCGCAGCAATAGTGCGTGAAAATACTATATTCGGTGTGCAATTCAAGAAATTGCCAATCACAGAATATATGCTTGGAACCGAAAAACACCAGTCAGTATTCCGCACAATAAAAATCCCTGCGAATATGGTCGGTGTGTATTTCCCTGAATTGCGTGGTGTAAGAATTATCGGTGGACGTGAAACCACTGGTCCAAGTTCAGACCAAGAAATGGAAATGCAAGATACATTATATTTCAATGAACGTTCTGGCAGATGGGAATACTATTTGCAGTTCAATAATAACATTATCTTGACACGTGATTATGGGAAACGTTGCCCAGTGCATTTATTCCACTGGACACGTGCGTCTGATATGCCTTATGGGACTGGTGTTGCTATGAAAGCAAAACCTGCCATCAAAAGATTAAATTCGTATATCAAATGCAAATTGGAACTGATACCGTTTGCGTTCCCAATGTTTTTATCGACAGCAGGTAATTTCTTGGACCGCAACGTCAATTTCAAACCTGGTGGACGTATGTTTGTGCGTGATATTCAAGGCGTGCAACCAGTTCAATTGTCGCAGGCAAAGAATGATTTTATGCTGGAAATTCAGTCAGAGGAATTGGCAATCAAACAGATTATGCTTGATTACACATTGCCAAATGACCCAAGACAAATGACCGCTGCCGAAGTGTATGCACGTTCTAACCCACAAGACGAGATGGTGTCCATCGCAGTATCGAAAATGACAGCCACCATCAAAGAGATTGGTTGGGATTTATTCGACGACGTATATGCTCGTGAATTGGCTGGTATTACAAATATATCTTTGGAACAGTTACACGAAATCTTGGAATGCGAAGTAAATAACGACGCACAAATGGACACACAAGCCATCAACAAGATATTACAATACATTCAAACAGTTGGTATGTTTGACCCACAAGCAGTTTATCAGACGTTAAACCGTAGTAAAATGCTGGAAACACTGGAAAAAGCGTATAACCTGCCAATCAACATTACTCGCACAGCAGAGGAAATCGACGAAGCATCAGACGCAGCAGCACAAG